TGGGGTTGAGATGCGTCGGGATTTCCATGCCGCGATTGGAAATCGGGATGCCTTTCCCGTCCGCGTACCGGTTCCACAGAACCGCTGCCGAGTTGAACTGCTTGGAAATACGAGGGTTAAAGAAAATCTTCATCAACGGCGCTGCTGCCGTCAGGTTGAATACCGCCACTTAGTCTCCTCAGCGCGCGCGGGTTAGAGCCTTTGCGAATGCGTCCTCGGTCTTGTCCCAATCTTCAAACACCGCTGAATCAATCTTCAGCGCTTCGGGGCCTCCGGGGAATGTAAAGCTGGCTCCATCTACCACGCCTTCTCGCGCTTTCTGCTCCGCTTCGCTAGCGGACTTTTTATCGGCGGCCCAGCTTTCAATGATGTTTTTGAATTTTGGCGCTACGTCCACGAAGTTCCCATTCGATACGCGCTGAACGATGGTCGGGTCGGCGGCAAGTTCCTTGTCGAGCAAGGCGCGTACTCCGGCCTGCTCGCTTTTCGTGAGTCCAAGATTCTTGATGCCGTCCTGCGAGAAAAAGTCATCCACGCGGGAGTTGTAGCGCGATTGTGTCGCGGCTAGCGCTGCCCGTGCGTTGGCTTGTTCCCGTTCAGTGCGGAATTGGGTAAGTTCGGAGCGCAACGACGCAACTTCACTCATCAGTTCAGAGTCTGCGCCTTTGCCGTTCGGCTTTTCCTCGCCCTTTTTGCCGTAGAGTTCAACGTACTCTTCGGCTACCGTGTCGCGCAGCTTCGATGCGGCTTCGGGATTTGCAATGGCGAGTTGTTTGACGAATTGCTTCGGGTCTGTGGTCAGGAGACTTTGAAGGGAAGCAAGTGCTTTGGGCGCTTGCATTAAATCGTTGATTTGCCCCTTTGTCCAGCCGCTGTCAAGCAGGATGCGGCCAATCTCCGCAGCTTCATCGAGGGCAGGGTCTTTGACCTCTACCTTCGTTTCCGCAGCATTCGGTTTCGCTTCTTCCGCAGGTTTGGTTTCCTTCGGACTCGGCGCAACGGTTACGTCTTTGAGTGTGGCGTCTTCAGACATAAAACCTCTCGGTGTGGAATATAGAGAAACAAAATCTTAAGTCAAACGTTTTCTGTTCCATTGGTTCCCGGAAGAAGGCTGAGGCCTATGAGGCTTCGCGGCTTGTCCCTTTTCCGCCCTTTGTTGCCTTACCGGAGCGCTCTTAGGAACCTGCCCCCCGCGCTTCCCGCCCTGCTCTGGTTCCTGCTGAGGTTGAGTTTGCTGGGAGGCTTCCTGTCCTGCTCCCGAAACAATCGCCATCATCTGCTGAGCCTTCGCCATGTTCATCATGTGAAGCTGGGCATGCTGCAAAACCAGTTGGGCGAGTTGCGAATTATCGTCTGCATCGTCTGAGTTCAGAAATACCCTACAAACCTCGATGTGTACCTGGTCATTGTCACGGATGAGCATGGGCTGAATCTGCTGGCCCGCCTGCTTCATCTTTTCGATTTCTTTCCACTGCACCTTGCTGTCGGAGTAGAACGTATCGAGGTCGGTCGGCAGGTGGTAAAGCTCAAGAGCCTTGCGGGTTACGCGCGGGTCTTGCGGGTTAAGTAGGCCGGAGGCTACGGCTTCAGATAGAGCTTGCTGTTCTTGCGGGTTAATGGGAAGAATCCGGGTCTCAATGGTGAATTTATCCATGTCAAGGGCTGCTCCGCGGAGTTTTGAGAACTCCCATCGCCCATTGATTCCGTTTACCGCATGCACCCTGTCGTCCAGCCAATTTTCTGCGGCTAGTTTTAGTGCCTGCCGCGCCCACATCTCATCGGATACCTTCCAGAGCATGAGGTTAGGCAAAAGGGAATTATCACTCTTAGCCGCTGCCGATTCCTGACCTCCGAATGTGTTTGTTCCGGTTTCATGTTGTCCCATCGCCGCGGGAGAAATCTGCGCATGAAATTGCAAGTCGTTCAGTTGTGCGGCCCGCCATTGCCAGGTTTCCTGCGAAAGAGGCTGCGCTTCGATGGTGGCAAAGGATTCCTTGATGGGCCGGCCTGCCGACTTCACTTCAATAATCGAAGACGGGTCGTTGATGATTTCGTTCTTATCGATTCTCTGCGAGTCAATCGCAATGAGTGGAACGGAGTTGTAGCCCTGATTCCTTTGGATAAGCCTGTCCGTTTCATCGAGCTTCAACTGCACTGGAATTAAGTCGTCGTCGCCATCGGCCCAGATTCTTCCTGGCACGGGATTAAACTGGTAGTGCGTCCAGTGGTCGTCTATGTCTTCGTTTCTGGCTTCGAGTAAAGTATCGCCTGTCTTGGCGATATAGAGGCCATCCGGGAAACGCCGTTTCAGTTCTTTGTCGAAGAAATAGATAGCTGGCCTTAGCCACGCTTCGATAAGGAGAGCTTTAGCGGCAGCCGTAGCTCTTTCGTACCAAGCCGCATACTGCGTGGGGTCTCCAGGTAGGTCAGCCAAGGACTGCAAATAGATGAGGCCCAAATCTCCGCCTGTGCTATACGCTTCTCCTCCTCCTTCGTCTCCTTTTGGAGCGAGCTGCACAGCGGGGAAGGCAGATTGGAGTGCGAGGCGGTCAACGACACGATTGCGAACAATGAACGGAGCATGCCACAAGTCATAAGAAGAACTCCGTAGATAAATCTCTAGGGGATTCACTACCTCCGTGCAGATTTCCCCTTTGGGGTAAGAAACGCTTCCCGCCATGTACGGGAGTCTTGAAACCACGGGAGGCATGTGCTTTGTGATGGGATTCTGGCATCCAGGACACTGGCTGAAACTGCCTTCAAGCGGCCCGCATAGGTCGCAAACGCTTGCTCCCGGAGAAAGAACTACGTCCGCGTCTTTGTAAACCGAAGTCGTTACGCTGCCATAGCGCGGGTCTTTACTGAAGTAATTGAACCTGAAACTGTTTCCGAACAGCCTTAGATTCAGGGCTTCCTGCACCCGGACGTAATCGTACTTGACGGCTTTTTTGATGATTTCGAGCGCGGTTCGCGCGGCCTTTGATGCGGCTTGCGCTTCCGCGTCATCCGAGGAAGGGGTCGGTTCGATGAGCGGCTCATTCTGGACGTAAGCCCTTACGCCCTGCCGGATGAGCGAACGGTAGTAATTATTCGGGAAAGCGTAGTCGCCGGAGTCCTGAAGTACCACATCCCATGCGACGTTGATTTCGCTCCATTCAAGCTCGTGGTATCCCTGATAGATAAGCGCATTCCGCATCCACTTTCTTGCGAACTGAATCTTTTCAAAACTGCCTTCCCGGTAGTAGTAATCCGCAAGGCCCAAAATCCGTTTGTCGAGAGTTTCATCGAACTTGTACTGCGGCTGAATATCTTCGGGTTTTGGCTTGTCGGTTTTGCTGCGGACTGGCTTGTCGCGGTTGCCGAATAAACTCTTGATGCCTCCGCCGATGCCGGAGATGAGAGAAGTCATTCCGCTTGGAGAAGACGAAGCGACTCCCGTAGGCACACCATTCCCTTCGCTCGGTGAGCCGCTACCTGCCGCCATTCCTCCGCGCGGAACATCAGCCAATTAGTTGCCTCTCTTCAGCGAGCGATACACGTTCTTTGCATAATCGGGAACCGGCAAAGCGAAAGAAAGTTTCTTGCGCGTATCTGGCTTTTTCTCCGCTGGCGGTTTTTCTTCCGCGTCAACGTCCATACTTCCCTTCGGAATTTGCAATGAGGCCACGGAGAAAATTCTCATCCACTTCGCTGTTTCCTCCTGGTGCATCCTCTCTCTGAGGTAAAACAGAACGGCGAATGGAAGGCTTCCCGCCAGAAAGCTCAAGAGCGAAATCATCGCCATCAGCATCGTCAAACCCTTTTCCATACTTGTTCCTCGATTCCACAGGAAATTCAAACACAGCAGCCTCCCGCGAAACGCTCATGGACTGAACCATCCTCCTGTCTCAACGTTTCGACATGCTTTGCTTCGCCTTCGATAATCCTTCCGCAGAAATGGCAGGTTGGTACTGTCGTTCCGTAGGCAATCGGCGGAGCATTATCTATGGCCTTAAATTCTTCCGCCACTTGCTTCACCAGTTCAGGGTTTGGATTCACGGAATCTCTCCTGCACCATCTGCCAGGTAAGCCAGTCATCGTCTTCCCAACAGGAGCAACAATCCATATTCTCTGTTTCGTCCTGCTTTACGCGGCAGAACCCTGATTTGGCTTTCCTCTTGTCTCCGTCAGGGGAATCAATCAGCCACAGGTCGCAATCATCGCCGCCGTTCGCTCCGCCACAACTCGTTCCGCTGTATTCAAGACCAGTCCCAGGTGCGTTTACCCATCCTAATCCGGCATCATCCGGGCTAAGCAGATTCTCTACGAACTCTTCAAGTCCATAGTTTGGATGGCCATAATACCAATACCCGCACACGGGCCAGAATTCGATTGGCTTTGCTCCGTCTCTTTCCTCTTTGGGCCATGTGAACTTGTGAATCTCAATATCCTTGCCAAAGTATCCGCAAGACCTTTCGTAATTGAACTTAGGGCAGTTATAGCAGGAACGCGGCTCAAAGTGCGCCGAAGCCGCAGAAGAAAACATCATAGCTCCGTTATCCAGGATAGGAGGCATCCTTAAGTCGGGGCGTGACTGGCCGATTCGAATGGTATTTATTTTCTTAACCAGGGAACCTTTGGGCCGGTATTTGTAGAACCCTTCAATCATTTACCTGCCTTCATCTTGATTTTGACCTTGATAGACTTGATTTTCCCCGCCGTCGCGGCCTTTTTTGTCGCATCTGTCGCGGGTTGCATCAGTTTCCCGACTGAATCTCCCATGATTTCTCCTAAGTGGCGAAGGCCATGAAGTTCGGATAGTCGCCGCGGTTTAGGTCTTGCGCGTAAACTTTTGTCAGCGATGTTCCTGCGCCTCCGCCATTCACGGTCGTATTGAACGAAGTGAAATCGGCGGATGGAATCACCACTGCGAAACGAATATCCGCGCTAGGGTTCACTCCGTCGTTTGTGGATTGAAAGACAAGCTGGACGTTGCCGCTTGCCTGTTTTGTTGCGATAACCGCAATTCCGGGTATGTTCACTGCCATTTAGGTAGCCTCTATCGTTTGAGATACGCTGGCGGAGGCTTCGGCCTGTTCTTGCTTTTGCTTGAGCAGGGCTTTCACTTCCGTCATTACTTCATCATCCACAAGAATTTTCCTGCGGATTAAAATGGTTTCAAGGGCTTCAATCGCTACCGCCGTGCTGAGCACTTTCTCCAGAATCCTGTCCTCCATGAGCGAGGCTTCATTCCTGGAGATAGGCTGCGCCATGATTTCTTTCCAGCGTGCTTGCCCGGTCAGCATCACGCGCTCATCTGGTTCTTGAGGTCGGTAGCGACTTTGGTCTTTGCCGCGAGAATATCGTCGGCTGCTTTTTTATCCGCGGCTGCCTTAAGTTCCGCGTTCCGCGCATCGGCAGCGGCTTTTGCTGCGTCAGAAACTTTTTTCGCGGCATCGGCCCGTGCCTGTGCGGCTTCTGCTTCCGCTTGTGCTGCAATAGTGGCAGCCTGCGCACGCGCGAGAGCATCGGCTGCGACTTCCTCCGCGTAAGCAGCGGCTTCGGCGGCCAATTCCGAAGCAGGTTTCGGGTCGGCGTAAAGTTTCTCTACTTCCGCGAGCAGACTGTTCACATCGTCGGGAGTTGCGAGTCCTTTGTGAACTCTATCTCGAATTGGGTCAAGATTTAGCATGGTTTCTCCTCACGGGCGCGATAGTAAAACACCCGGACGCTTGAATCTAGCGGAATTTGGCCTTCGGAACCTGTTCAGCATGGGACTATCCTCGTGCTTCTCTTCTTTTTTGCTGACTTCGTACCAGTAAAGCCTGCTTGCTTCATCTAATGCGGGGTTTTGCCACTTCTTTTGCGGCTGTACTTTCTCCGGTTCAGGCCGGAACGTGTGAATTGCGTAACGGATGGCGGAAGGACAGTGGGAATTTTCATGTGCTGGCTCGAATTTCGGGTTTCCGCTCCGGTCTTTCGCCCATTTGTATGTCGGAACCTCTCTCAAAGTATGTTTGCAGCGCGAAGAAACGAAATATCTGGGGCTTCCTTCTATTTTTGGATTGAAGGGATGCACAAGGCGCGGGTCAATATGCATGTACTGCTCGGTTTTGAAGAGGCCCGGAGTCACTTCCTTGAGAGCAGGGCGTCCAAAGATTCCATGTTCTTCAAGTTCGAGGGCTGCGGCCCGTTGCGCGTAGTCGTAGGCGATGCCTTCAACCGGGTGACTTCCAATCTTAGCATGCAGTTCTTCGGAGATAGGCTTGATACGGAGGCCTGAACCGTAAACTTCATCGTACTGGTAGAGCCGTCCGTCTGGAGCCACTGCAATAATGGGGATTGCCCACGGGTCGCCCTCTTCGCCGCCTCCAATATCCATTCCAACGATAACGGGCCAGTCGGAAGGGGGGTCGCTTCCACCCATGAATATGTCATGCCCTCGGTAGCAGTCCCAAACATGGCTCACCTCCGAAAATTCCTTGAAGACCAAATCCGAAAAGTCCGCGAAACTTCCATAGATGAACCTATCGGCCCAGTCGGGCGGATAGGTATTGAGCATGTTCTCTACATACTCTTCCGGCAGAAACACATTGTCCATCGAGGAAGTCATGATTCCGGCGTTCTTTTTCAATCCCTCTTTCCTATTTGGGTCAAAGAAGTGTCTCCAAACCCAATCGTGGCCTGCGGGATTCGAAGCTAGTCTGATAATTCGCCGCGGCGCGGACTTCCTTCGAACACCGCCAATTAAGACGAAGTAGATTTCCTCACTTATTTCTACGGCCTCGTCAATGAAAGCAGAACTGAGGTTCATGCTTTTGACGTGGCCTACAACCTTCGGGTCAGAAATATCGAGATGCTTAAAAATCGTCTGGTGGCCGTTCTTCCAAGTCCAAATCTTTTTGGCTTCGGCCCAGTCGCCCCATTCGGGTTTCACCAGCTCCAGAAAAATCCTCATGGTGGAAGTCTCAAGAGCGGGCATGTTGAGACGCCCGATAAGACTCATTCCTCCTGGGTCGTTTGTCGCCTCAAGAATCGCGGATATGCAAAGGTCAACGCTTTTTCCGGCTCCTCTGCCACCAACTATCGCAACCCGGTTTTCCTGAGAAGCCAGAAACTGCGCCGCTTTCGGCATACGAGGGAGGTTCTTGAAAAAGGAATCGAAGTCGAGTTCCCCGGCGAGATAGCCCACTAGAACTCTCCGAGCGGAGCGCCAATCTTGGTATGAAAGTGGATGTCGCAGTTGCGTATGCGGTCAACGATGGTAGCTCCGCAGTGCTCGCAGGATTCGAGGTCTTTTCCGAAGTGGTACTTTCCGCAGATGATGCAATGGGAATTGATTTCAGAAGCGAATACCGGTACCGGGGAAGGCTCCCCTCTGTGTGCGATGCGGCGGGGTAAACTAGCCACGAAGCGATTGTACGCTACTTGTCAAGAGGCACCCACCACATGCGCCCTTTTCTCCAAACCTGCTTCATCTCGCAAGGATAAACCACTTTCTTCTGTTTCCGCGGCGGATAGAAAATCATGCCTACCAACTCCACGAGCCACCCATCCATCCGCTGGTTGCTGTAGGCCACCCAAGCCCCAGCCCACACATAACAGAAAAGCGTAAACCCGGTAATCACTTCGCACCTTCCAGCATCTTCCGCATTCTCCCACATACCCACGCGCAGTTGCACCCTACCGCGTGGCCCGACCTACGCGAGACTTCGGCATCAACAGAACCAATAGCCTCTTCATCAGCATACCGCTTCGGAACTTCTTGGACTGGCTCAGCCTCGACACGGCCTTCTTCGGGTTCCTTGCTAGCATCTCCGCGAACTCCACTTTCCGCATCAGCCCTCCGTCCACCCACACGAACCTTTCCAGCCCGTGGCACGTCCGAATTTGTAAGTACTCCACGCGCATAATCCGATACCGTCGTACCTGCCTCCCGCGCCCTTCCGAGTAATCCCTCGTACTCAACCGATTCGAGATATATCTTCACAAGCCTGCAATCCGCAAATTTACGCGCTGGCATGGTCCCAAAATACCGCATTCGGTCCCAAAGTCAATAGGTATTTGGTACCAAACGTAATGGCAAAAGTTGTGGGTGGTATTCTAAATCTAAATCACATAGGGGGTGGTTTTTGGCCGCTTGGATTGGGTAAGGCGCGAGCGTGTCAAATCTGCCGCGTGTCTTATAACGTATAATCTGTACTGAACGGAAACTATGTAAGCCTAGTGTTATCAACAAAAAGTGTGGTTTATTTGGATTATAGTAAGCGGACTAGGACTACTGGACGATAGGTTATTTCCCTGCTGTGGCTGTAGGCGGCATCGGCTCAGGCTTTTGCTCTACTGGCCCGCTAACCTGCGTAGGCTGTTGAGGTTGCGGCGTCACTGCACTCTGAATCAGTACCTGGCACTGCTGAAACACCGCATTCAGCGCGTTCTGCTGGCCGTTTTTGCTGTTAGGTGAATCGCCAAGTTGCCATTTTAGGAAATTGAGACCTAAAATGCCGTCGCCTTTATCTAGAGTCTTTTCAACAGCTTGGATGGCTTTAGGCAGCAGTGTTGTGCTAAGAGCGTGCGCAGTCGAAAGTTGGCGGTCAACATCCGATTCCTCGACGATTGCCTTGGCTGTATTTACGGCTATTCCTAAGTCTTTTGCTATGTGCGACCAAGGCTTGCCCTCTACTCTGCTGAGAATGACTGCTGTTTTAATTGCTGGGGCTTTTCTTGACTTAGCTGATTTGATTGCTCTGGTGGGCTGTAATGCGCTGGAATCGGCATTTTGAGAAGGTTGCTGGACTGCGCTGCTCATACTTTGGCAGCCTTAAGCAAGTCAGTGGAGAAATGGACTACGCTGCTTGAACTGAGAATAAGCCCGAAATGCTCCAAAGCGTAAGAATATGCGTCACTTACGTCTTGTAATGGGTTCTCTGTGCAGAATCGCTTCGTCTCGTCATGCCCTTCGACCGTAACTCCGCGATAAGTTTCCGGCTTGAACTCATCGTAGTCCACGCTGACGAAAGCACGATTTGTCTTGTACACCGTTGCAGGGCTATTCTGGCTGGCCATCGCTGCCTTCCACGAAACAGTTGGGGCATTTCGGGCTGCCGTACCAGAATCCGCCACAAATGGAGCAGTGCCCGCCGTCTTCGTAGTTCGATGGGAGCTGCCAAGTGCCTAGCGTCCATTCGAGATAAACCAGAGGATTTTTTCCCACGAACGGAGGTAGAGCCGAGTTGTGATAATCACGTTGCATCGCGCTGAGTCTAAATCTATTTTCTTCCCGATTCAAGTGCTTTTCTCACTTCAGTTTTGCTTCGAGCCGGTAGTTCTTGATGCCCTGAATGCCGTTCACCGATGCCGCCGTTGCTGGAAGTCCCCATTGGCCTATTAACCGCCATGCCTTTGACGGGTCGTTGTGCGATTGCTTGTATGCCGCAACGTGCAAAGCCGATTGAAACGTGAAGTAGCCGAACGTATACACGCCGATTTTAGTGCTCGACGGATGTGGCCCAAGTATCGGATTCGCTTCTGAAATGTGATGGCCAAATCCGCTCGCCGTTGAATGCGCATCGAGTACCTGCGAGGCCGCAATCACAGCTATCCCTGCCCAAAATACCTTGTCTTTGTACCAGTGGTCGTGCTGCCGCGGCGCAGCCCACGCATCATATTCCTCTTGGCACATATTCGACTTCAGCCAGGTAAGCGGATTCTTCAGCTTCCGTTCGTGTGTTGAACACTGCGCCCAACTCACTGCCGGGATGAATAAGAATAGGACTGCAATCAGCTTTCTCATCCTTTGCTCTTTCTCTTCCGCTTTTTGGATGGAAGTGATTGATTACGCTGTAGTTGTTTGATTGCTGGAACGATTTTGTCATGCACCGAGTCGCCGAGCTTCACGCCAAGCAGTCTGCCGATTTCCTGAAAGTCGGGCATAATTTGCATCGCCGATTCTTTCCAGGCGCGAAGCTGCTCTATCTCGGTGAGCTTGCTTTCAATTGCCATGAGCCTCTGCGAAACTTGGTGCATCGCTTCTGGAAACGCCGAATAAAGCTCCAGCCGGTCGTGAATGTTGTGAGATATCTTGTTATGTAGTTCTAGAA